ACAAAATAACCATGAACCGTAACCTAAAATTCAACTTAGATGTTGAAGCAAACGCACTCTTAGCTGCGAACCCAGAGGAGTTTTATTCTAAGGCTTATTTATCAAGCCCAGATATTCCTAACAACTTCCGTACTTTACCAGGTGTAAAGTCAAAAACAAAACTTGCCAATGTAGTATTTGGTCAAGTGTTGCAACCTTACAACTGTTCTTTCTCACCAAGTACAGACTTGTTAGACGCTATTGACATTGATGTATGTTCATTGTCTGCAATGGCTGAGCTTTGTCAGTTTGACTTAGAGCAGTCTTTCTTAGCTTTGCAAATGACAAAAGGATCTAACGGTGACTTCACTGTTGCATCTTTCATGGCATACTACTGGAATGAGATGGCTTTGACTATTGGTCAAGACATTGAGTTGTTAAGATGGCAAGGTGACACAACTGGTGGTGATCCATTGTTAGAGTTGTGTGATGGATACTTAGTTAAGATGTGCGCTGATGGTGACGTAATTGGTCAATATACTGCTGCTATCACTACTGGAAATGTATTGACAACTATGGAGGCTATGCTTAACGCTGCTCCTGCTGCAATAGTAAGACGTAAAGCTGACTTAAGATTCTACGTCTCAACAAACGTAGCTAATGCTTATGAGTTGAAAGCTGCTCAAGGTAACACTCAAACATTCGTTACTTTACCATTAGGATTGACTTTCTTAGGTATCAATGTAGTGACTTGTGAAGGGATGCCAGATAACACTCTTGTGTTGACATTGAAAAACAATCTTATATACAGTTTCGATGCTGAAGGAGACTCTAAAGCATTGAAAGCTATCAACTTATCTGATACTACTGCTGAGCCTGTATTGAGAACTCGTGCTAACATGAAGGTAGGTTTCCATTACACAAACCCTACTGAGATAGTTTTGTATAATATCTGTTTTCTATAACAATATAATGGGAGGTAGTAATTGCCTCCCTATTTTATAACCTTAAAAATATATAATAATATGTGTGAAGCACTAATTACCATAACAAAAAGCTGTGACAACAACAGTGGTGGTATCAAAAGAATTTATATCAATCTACAGGATAATGTAGACATGGATTCATTGGCAGTAGAAAATCCAGCTGGAACACCTGCTGAGCAGTTTACTATTGATGCACTTGACTTAGTAGTTGCAGCAGACCCATTCATTGAGTTTGAGTTCAGACGTAATACATCTGGATACACAGAGGAGAGCAATATTGACTTAATCAATGGCTCAAGTTTTGTAACTCAGACTATCTCTTTAATGTTCCACAGAAGAGAGGCAGCTAAGTCTAATGCAATCAAGGTACTTGGTTCTGGACAGCAGTACTTATCTGCAATAGTTGAGGACCAGAACGGCATCCTATGGTTCTTCCCATTCTTGCAGTTGACTGCATCTGGTGAAGGTTCTGGAACAGCTCGTGCAGATGGTTCTAAGTACAGTGTCACTCTTCTTGCAGAGAATGACCAGTTGGCTTATACAATGACTACTGCTGTGTTGGCTGGTTTATTATAACCCTATCATATCTATGAACAGCCTCATCTCGGTGGGGCTTTTTTAATTATTTTAATTACGTAGTACAATATAGGTATGATATATCTTGAAAAAGACACAGTCAACATATTTGTACTGACCTTAACAGAGGTGACAACCATCCCAAACCCTTACTATTTGTTTGAGTTTCAAGATGAGTTCAACACTACTGCCACCCTTATCTATTGGGAAGGTACAGATACTTCTGCATATCCTTCAAGATTCAACCTGTTTACACTTGATGAGCCGACAGATATTGACTTTATTAAAGGTCAGTATAGATACAGAGTGTATGAGAGCTCAGTGCCTACCTTAGACCCTACTGGCTTGACCATGATAGAAGAGGGCAGGATGGTAGTAGCAGGTGTACAAATTAATTCAATATATGACTAATGGCATGGTATAGTAGATTCGTAGGCTCTAAGCCTAAAGCAACAACAGAAGTAGTGGAAGGATATCAATCTTTTAGTACACCCTTTGGTACTGTGGGAGGTGAGAACTTATCACTACCTTATGTTAATGGCAGGCATCAGATAGCTGGCTATATTCCATTTGGAAGTTCAAATCTTTTTCCAGAGCTGCTTAATCAGTTGTACTACACATCACCTTTACATGGTGCAATAGTGGACTTCAAGACCAATGCAATAGTAGGTGGTGGGTACACTCTTGAGACTGCTAAAATGTCGAATGAGGATAAGCTCAAGCTGTACACCTTTGAAAAAAAGATGAAGCTCAACAAGACCAGCAAGGCTATAGCTCAACAGTTGATTGTTCACCACAGAGTGTACTTCAAGCTGTGTTACAATGAGAAGGGTGAGCTGTACAAGATAGAGAATGTATCACCTGAGAAGGTGAGAGTGTCCAGAGATAAGATAACATACTTCATGTGTGATGACTGGTCCGCTCGGATTGATGTAGTACCTATCAAGAGGGCACATCCTACCAACAGAGACCTTGAGCAACTGTATGTTTATGAGATCATGACCTTGGGGCAGGAGTGGTATTCCTTGCCGCAATATACAAGTGCACTTAATTTTGCATTTTTGAGTGGTGAACTAAGTTACTTTGCTAAGAGTAACATACAGAACAGTGTGTTTCCTTCCTTTGCTATGATGTTCCCTAAGAGACCACAGTCAGAAGAGGAGAAACACATGATCAAGAACACTATTGACAGGTTGAAAGGTGCAGCTAATGCAGGTAAGGCTGTTGCATTCTTTGCTAACTCAGCTGACCAACTACCAAAGATAGAGGCACTACCTACCAACAACAATGATAAGCTATTCCATGAAGCCTCTGCACTCAATACTGAGCAGATATGTTTCTCACACACTATAGACCCTATCTTGATGGGTGTAAGGACCACAGGTTCACTTGGTGGTGGAGCTGATATCAAGCAGGCATACGTTGTGTTTGAGAAGAATGTAGTGATGCCATTGAGAGACCAGGTGGAAGAGATAGTAAACGAACTGTTGGCACTGGCTAAGATACCAGGCACTTATATGCTCAACAACTTCCAGATAATAAATGAGACCATAGTAGAGATAGAAGGAGATGCATCCAAGACAGCTGATGCCATCAACTCATTGAGCCCACTTGTAGCTACCAAAGTACTTAATGCAATGACTCCGAATGAGGTAAGAGCACTTGCATCCTTGCCTCCTATAGAAGGCGGTGACGTAATACCAACAGAAACACCTGCACTATGATATACTTTATAACAGAAACCTACCTTAAGACCAACACTCCTATCACAGCTAATGTGGACGTGACTGATGTTACTCCATACATAGCTACTCAGGCACAGCTTAGAGTGATGCCTATCTTAGGAACAACATACTACAACTATCTACTGGCCGCATACAATGCTCAGACCTTGACTGTAGATGAAGAGGCACTTGTTGCCTTCATTCAACCAGTCATTGCTTGGAGGTCAGCAGAGGATGCTATCTTTGGCTTGACATACCAACTTAAGAACAAAGGATTGCAGACTCAGTTCGGTGACTTCTCAGGCTCTGTGAGTCGTAGTGAGGTAGCATTCGGGATGGAGCACTATGCACAGAAGGCTTCCTTCTTTGAACAACGATTGATTAGGTACTTGATTGCTAACAAGGCATTGTATCCTGGCTTCACAGACCCTACCAACAGAGATACTGACTTAAGACCTATTATTGATGCTTGTGATTGTAATTGTGTAGGGCAGTGCCATAGTGGCTGTCCATGTGGGGGGATGAGAGAGAACGGATATAACAACTCAATACTAATATTGTAATGGCATTTAATGAGATAGCATTCACAGTGATCACAGTACTAATGTCAGTGATAGGATACTTCCTTAAAGGACTGCATACTGACCTAAGATCTGTGGTAGAGGAACAGAAGAAAATAATTGAGACCCAAGGAAGGCTTAAAGGTAAGATTGAACTGGTTGACAATGAGTCCAGGTTCAAGTATGAAGCCATTGAGAAAATGACTCAGCTTGAAATCAAGCACCTGGCAGAGCAAATCAGTGAGCTGACTCAGTCAGTTAAGAAATTAATAGAAGTACAACTAACAAGATGAGCATAAAACAAAGATGGTCCGCAAAGACTCCCAAGTTCTGGAAGAAAGTACAGAGGGTAGCCATAAAATTAGGAGCTATAGCCACAGTTATAGTTGCTGCACCAATAGCACTACCTGCAGCGGTGGTAACTATAGCAACATACACCATAGTGGCAGGAACAGTAGCCGCAACATTATCACAATTAACAGTTGAGAACAATGAATCTAAGTAAGAATGTAACACTAGAGGAGTTTGAGTCATCTCCTACAGCAACTGCCAAGGGCATTGTAAACAAAATGACTGTAGCTCAGATTGAATCTGCTAAGCTATTGTGTGAGAAAGTCTTTCAACCACTTAGAGAGCACGTAGGAAAGCCTATCAAGTTCAATAGTGGCTTTCGTTCTCCTGCACTTAACAAGGCAATAGGTGGCAGTACAACGTCTCAACACTGCAAAGGTGAGGCAATGGACCTTGACTTGCATGATAAAGAGTTATTTATCTGGATAATTGATAACTTAGACTTTGATCAAGCTATCTTTGAGGCAGGAACAGCAACATCTGCTGCATGGTTTCACCTTAGCTATAAGAAAAAAGGTAACAGAAAGCAGGCATTAAGAATGCACAAAGGGAAATATTCACCATTTATAAGATAATCATGGCAAAGAAAGTAGGCAGACCTAAGAAAGTGGACCTCATCATTGAGACCAACAAGGCAGAGATTGAATACCACAAGGATGGCACCAACCATGACCTTAAGTATGACGGTAAGAAAGTTGATTTACACATTACAAAAGATGAGACAGGTACAAAAGTTGAAGTGCAATCTGAGAATAAATTCCTTAAAGCGATTGCGACCTTGGCATCCAAGTTTATTGTAAAGAGATTTAAGAAATCTAAATAAACCCTTTATACATATAGCTTTTTAGCTCACTTAGGTGGGCTTTCCTTATTTAGAATGGTTATAAATTACAATTATTTTTAACAAATTGTTAATTATTATTTGCAAGTATGGAAATTATGAGTAGATTTGTAAGGTAATCAATACGGAAAAATATGAAAAAGTTTATTAAAGAATGTGAAGAGTGCCAAGGTAACGGCAGAACTTACACCAACAGTACTTGGGATAATGACCCTCAATATGATGTATCTTATGAATGCAAGTATTGTGAGGATGGCTATGTACAAGACAGCGAAGCACTCAATGAAGCTATTGAGGGTGCTCAGTACATGATTGATGGTATGATCACCAGACTTAGGATGACATCAGACAACATCAAGATGGTTGCTAAATTTGAGATGCTTCCAGACTTTGTTGCCAGCTATAAAAACAGACTGCACACACAAGCACGTGCACTTGCAAGACTTGAGATGTACAAAGCTAACCTTCAAAACTTATAATTATGAATGAGAATCACAGAGCAATACTTGACACCCTAATCATGGGGTGTTTTATCGTAGCAGTCACTACTTTCCTTATTATCATAGGAGTAATAGGATGATTAATTTAGCATACATTAAAGGGTGGGATAGGTTCAATGAGAGCCTGTACTACCGTTACCTTAAAGCAATAAACAATGTGGATAGTACACTACAAAGCATACACTCAAGGACAGTGGATGAGATTCAGCAAGATCGTAGAAGCAGACTCATCTGCTCAAGCAAGGCAAAGAGCCGACATCTGGGAGAAGTTAATAATAAAAGTAAGTAAGATATGAAACCAAAACACAAAGCACATGAAATCTATGCAGCGGCTATTGTCCTGCATGGTGAGGAACACGCTAAACAGCAAGCTATCAACTCAGCAACTGCCACACTTGCACTCGCACCATTTGACCAACAGAAGTACTGGAAGGAAGTGATCACACTATTAGAGGGCAAATGAGCATCAAGGACCACATCAAAGAACGCTATCCACATGAGAACTCAAAAGTGATAGCTCAAGACCTTAACATATCTCTAAGCAAAGTGTACAATACAGCTTTTAATTTAGGTATAAAAAAAACAGCGGAGTATCTAAAATCAATGGCTATAAAAACCAATCTATCTGAGACAGGCAGAGCAAACCAATACAAAAAAGGTGATGTTCCCTACAACAAAGGAGTCAAGATGCCAGATGAGGTGTATGAGAAAGTTAAGCCTACCATGTTCAAGCCTGGTATTGTGCCTCACAACACTCGACCTGTTGGCTCAATAAGAGTACAGGAGAAAGCAGGTGAGATACCATACAAATATATCAAGGTAGGCAACAGCAACTGGCACCTCCTTCACAGATACAACTGGGAGCAGGTCAATGGCAAGATAGACAAAGGGATGGTCCTAAGGTTTAAAGATGGCAACAGTATGAACTGTGAGATAAACAACCTTGAGCTATTGACTCAGCAACAGAACATGATGCTCAACACAATGCACAAGTATCCTGCAGAAATAAAGGAGGTACTGAAATTACGTAACAAATTAAATAAATTAATAAATGGCAAGGAACAAAATTAGTGATCTACGTGATCACCTCTTCGCACAATTAGAGAGGCTGGATGATGACCAAATATCAGCAGAGCAACTGCAAGTGGAACTTAACAAAGCTAAGGCAGTAGCACAAATCGGCTCAGTGATTATCAACTCAGCTAAGCTGGAGGTAGACTACCTTAAGGCAACTGGTAAGATAAGCTCGGACTCAGAGATATTCAAGAGTATTGACCACACAAAACTATTATCATGAAACAGTACAGAGTATGGCTTATAGACGATGTAGAAGAGGAAGGTGGATTTTGGTGGTATTGCTGCCTTGACCAAAAAGGCTTCCTCTATGATGAGAGCTACCCTAATGAAGATAAAGATACCATGCAGTGGTACATTGATAACGGTTATAAAGTGGAGGAAGTATGAACCAACTTAAGATGTACCGGTGCATTAAACTAATGGAGCTCCTGCAAGATACTGCAAGACCTATGTACACCATAGCAAGGTACTTGCAAGTCACAGAAAGGACCGTATACAGATACTTTAACCTGTACAAGGAGTTAGGTTATACACTTGAGAAGGATAGTAATAATAAATATAAATTAACGAAATGAGAGAGTTAGCTATGATTAGTGCAGCAGCAGGAATGGTTATGATTTTAGTGATATTGATAACTAATTACAATGATAGAAGAAATAATTGAACACATCAGAGAGCATGAACTGGCTAAGCCAAGCAGAGCAAGAGAGTATGTCTACAGAAGGGCATTCATTTGCTACCTGCTACGTAAACAAGGCTGGACTTATCAAAGGATAGCAGACCTATTCAACAGAAACCATGCTACCATCATGCACTGTATCAATGAACACAACAAGTTTATGCAACATAAGGACATGATCTACCTATCATACATCCAGATGGAGATACAACTGTTTGAGCCAGTGATTGAGGTGAAGAGAAACATCTATGATGACATCTTGAAGTGCAACAACACCACTGACTTGAAAATAATTAAGGAGATGATTGCTAATAATGAATATTATTAAGTATCTTAGCAACGCTTTAACCCGATTGATTATCCGAAAGACCCTCCTCCTTGATTGGCTGGAGGGTTTTTTGTGTTTTTTGCAAGGGTAGAATATTTTGTAACTAATTGATAATCAAATGTTGCAAGGGTAGCAAGGGTAAACAGACATTCTTTTGAAACTTCAAATACAAATAATAAAATATTTTATTTCTAAAATTAAATATAATGTATCTCATATATAATTAAACTTTTTACCCTTGTATCCCTTGCAACCCAGTAAAACACTCATTTTCTACCCTTGCTCTACCCTTGCAAAATGCCGTTTTACCCTTGCAAATGAAGTTTTACCCTTGCAAAATGTTTTTTGTATTGATATTTGTTTTATCTTTGCAAAGGGGTTGTTGGTTAGCTGCCACATAAAAGGTTTACACTTGTCCTTTCCCCTCTTTTTATTTTACAAGTGGACTTAAAACAAGAACAAAATATGATTAGTTATTGGTTTAGTGTCAAAGACACAAAGAAAGACTTTGAACGCACATCAGTTGATGAGCTTTTGGAGCATATTAAAAATGGTAAATGGAAGGACCAGGTTGAGCTGGTTAGATCTGCACCAGATGAAGATACAAAGAAAAAACAAAAACTTGTCCTTCCAAGTGTAACCGTTGGCGGTGTATTCTCTGAAAGAAATGAGAAATCACTTGAAAAACATTCTGGTTTTATCTGTATTGATGTTGATAATTACACAGACCGTTCTAAAATCAATGATGACCCGTACACATACGCATCATTTAGCTCAGTAGGTGGTAATGGATTTGCAGTAATTTGCAAGGTTGACCCATCAAAACATAAGGAGTCTTATAACTTCATTGCTGAGCATTATTTCTTGAGTTATGGCATAACAGTTGACCCAGCTCCAAAGAATGTTGCCAGCTGTAGATTTGTTAGTTATGATCCTGATTTGTTTTTGAATCTAAAATCTAAGAAAACAAAATCCAAAGTAGAAAAAAAGAGACTGCCTAAAAACATTTCTATAATAGTACCCAAAACTGATATTGGTGACCTGGTGAATCAAGTAAAGGAATCAGTTGCAGATGAGTATTCAGATTATATAGCTTTGTCTTTTTCAATTGCTGTAGGTTTTGGTAGTGAAGGACGCGAATATTTCCACAAACTTTGTAGTTTATCAATAAAATATAACTATGAACAAGCAGATAAACAGTACAACATTGCCTTAAAAAGGACTGGCACTGGCATCACAGTAGGAACATTCTACTATTTTCTTAAGCAAGGAGGTGCAGACCTAACAAAATACAACTCAGATAAGGCAATTTCAAGTGTGAAACTTGCTAAGAGAATGAACACTCCAAAACTTGAAGTAGTAAAAGAGCTGGCAAAGGAGAAAAACATTGATGAGAATGAAGCTCTTGAGATAGTTAATGAGATTTTTGACCGTAATGACATGGACATCCGTCATGAAGGAGGTGCTGAAAATATGATTATCAACTGCTCAAATTTCATATTGAAAAGGTTTAACATTAGGAAGAATTTAATCACTAGAAAATATGAGTGGAATGGTGTGTCTATGTATGATAAAGAATTTAACACAGTTTTCCTTGAATGCAGAATGACATTTGATGATAAGTCTATCACATTTGATATTGTCAACCGTATTATTCAGTCAGTTGCAATACCTGAGTACAATCCATTTTTTGAATATGTTGAGGCAAACAAGCAAAGAATTTCCAACGGTAACATCCAAAAACTATGTGACTCAATAAAAAGTAACACACCATTAAAGGATAGGTTTATCAGAAAGTGGATGATAGGAATTGTGGCTTGTATGTATGGTCATCCAGTACGATATGTTTTATCATTAACAGGTGGACAGAATACAGGAAAAACAGAATGGTTTAGAAGGTTACTGCCAAGTGCATTACAACCTTACTATGCTGAGTCAAATTTGGATAGAGGCAAGGATGATGAACTATTGATGTGTGAGAAACTCATTGTGATGGATGATGAGATGGGAGGAAAGTCAAAGCAAGATGAAAAGAAATTTAAGGAATTGACATCTAAAAATTACTTTTCCCTTCGTGCATCTTATGGCAGATATAATGAAGACTACAAAAGGCTGGCTATTTTATGTGGCACATCTAATGATCACCAGTTAATAAATGACTCAACAGGTAACACAAGGATTTTGCCTATTGATGTTTCATTCATTGACCATGCAATATACAACTCAATTGATAAGGATGATTTGTTCATGGAATTACATCGTGCTTATACAAGTGGAGAGTCATATCAGTTGGTTGAAACTGAATTAAGCATCTTGAATGAAGTAGGAAGGTCCTTTGAATCCATCCCATTTGAAAGGGAGTTAATATTGAAATTCTTTAACATACCAAGCAATAGAGGTGAATGGTTGACAGCAACTGAAATTAAAGATATAATTGAGTCACATTCAAAGCAGCGTATCTTATCCATGAAGAAGTTAGGCAGTGAATTAAAGCAGACTTTTGGCAATCCATTATTTAAGGATAGGTCAAACAAATACTATGTAGAAAGGAAGTCAGAAATTATGGAACAAATTAATCCCTTTGCACTATGATAGAGTTGTATGATTATCAGCAGAGGTATATTGAAGAAATCAAGAAACATTTTGCTAATGGCAAAAAACGCTTGATATTATGTTCTGCAACTGGAAGTGGTAAAACAGTTATGTTTAGTTACATGACAAAGCAAGCCTTTGAAAAGGAAAAAAGGATTTTGATTTTAACAGATAGAAAGGAGTTATTTAGTCAGTCAAGCGGTGCACTGGTTCAAATGGGATTGCATTGCAATGAGATTAAACCAAATAAAAAGGTTGACTTTTCACATTCTTTGTATGTTGGTATGATCCAAACAGTCACACGTAGAATCAAGAATGTAGAATATCAAGAGCTAATTAAGTCTTTGGATTTGATTATTCTGGATGAAGCTCACAAATCTATTTTTGACCCTATCTTTGAATACATATCAGATAAGACATTTGTAATTGGTGCAACTGCCACACCTCATCGGGAAGGAAAGCAACAATCACTTGAGAAATTTTATGATGAGATAGTCCAGGTGATAGACACACCAGATTTGATTATGAAAGAAAAGTTATCACCTTGCAAAACTTATGGTGTGAAAGTGGATCTATCTGGCATCAAAACTAAAAGTGGTGACTATGATGAGAAATCTATGGCTGACAAATTCAGTGAGATAAAGTTGTTTCATGGAGTGTATGAAAATTACATGAGAATCTGCAACGGCAAAAAAGCAATTGTATTTGCTCCAAATGTAGAAAGCAGTCGTGAACTTGTGGATGACTGGCAAGATGCTGGACTTCCTATTCAACACGTGGATTGCTATATGTCAGATTTGGAACGCAAAGAAATAATTGACTGGTTCAAAAATACTGATGGTGCAATCATTTCAAACTATGGAATTTTGACTACAGGATTTGATGTTCCAAGTATTGAGGTGGTGATACTCTATCGTGCAACAAAATCCCTTCCTTTATTTTTGCAAATGGTAGGAAGGGGCTCAAGAATATCAAGCGGGAAATCTGATTTTACTTTGCTTGATTTTGGCAACAATGTCAAAACTCACAACTATTGGGAACACCCCCGGCAATGGTCCTTGAAGAAAAAAGAAAAAAAAGAAGGAGCAGCACCAATTAAAGAATGCCCAAATTGTTCCTTCCTCCTTCATGCACCCATCATGGTGTGTCCTGAATGTGGACATCAATTTGAAAAGTCTGAGGAAGAAAAAGAAAATAAAGTAATTGCTGAATTGGTTTTGATGACTCCAAGTAATATAATAGCACTTGCACAAAGGTCCTCAATAAAAGAACTTATCCAAATTCAAATAGCAAGAAATTATCAAAAGAGCTGGATTTTTCACTATTTAAAAACAGCTGATGATTTTAAAGAATATGGTAAATTAATGAAGTATCATTACAAATGGGCTCAACATCAAATTAAACTTAGAAACTTATGAAAAACGAATCAGCAATCCAGCAGGAATGTTTTATCTGGTTTAACAATACATTCTGCTTAAAACAACATGATCCAAGATTTATTATGTTTAGCATCCCAAATGAGGGCAAAAATGCAGTTGAACAAATCAGAAAAAAACAAATGGGGATGTTACCAGGTGCATCTGATACAATCATAGTGTTAGATGGTCAAGTAATATTCTGCGAGTTTAAGGATGAGAAAGGAAGGCAATCAGATAAGCAAAAGGATTTTGAGCAGAGAGTACTGTCATTGAATCATGAGTACTGGTTGATACGATCACTTGAAGAATTTAAAACTAAAATTGAACTACTATGACACCAAAAGAGAAAGCAAAAGAGTTAGTTGATACCTATAAATTTGTGTTATGGTCTGAAGATACACAATGCGGTGAAGAGATACTATGTACTGTGATAGCCAAACAATGTGCATTGATAGCTATGGATGAGATATTGAAACAATGTTGGGACTATCGAGATATTGACTTGCAAGCATCTTATGATTACTGGCAAGATGTCAAACACGAAATACAACTACTATGACATGGGAGGAAAATTACCTAAAAGGTAGAACAAAAGAAGAGGTGTTGCGTAGACTTAAGGTCAAGTTAAAGCACTACATGAAGAAGTACAGTGATAAGAGAGTTAAGGGTATAAATAACGAATTAACAGATAATTGTTAATAACTTTATTTTTCTAATATGCAAAACTTTCTTACCTTTACTGAAAATAATCAATTTATGGAAAAGCAATTAATCAGCTCATCTGAGAAAATCAGACAGGCAAACGAAGTACAGGTCACACTGTCCTTCCACCAGAAGCTCCACAGAGCTAAACTATCAATCGGTAAGGTTAGCAAGAACGCTAACAACCCACACTTCAAGAAGTCTTATGCTGACTTGAATGCAATCATTGAGGCAGTTGAGCCTATTCTACTTGAGAATGGACTACTACTCCTGCAACCTATCCAAGGCAATAGTGTGTGCACTCAAATCATTGACATTGACTCAGCAGAGAAGATTGAGTCTTGCATGGAACTGCCAGCTGGACTCAACCCCCAGCAAATCGGGTCGTGTTTGACGTACTACCGCAGGTACACATTGGTCAGCCTTTGCTCGCTGCAATCTGTTGATGACGATGGTGCAGCTGCAAGTAAGTCAACACCTACCAAGCCACCTATCACTGATGAGAGACTTACAGATGCAATTACTGCTATTGAGAAGGGCACTTACTCACTTGAGAAGTTAAAGGATCAGTTCTCACTAACTAAAGAACAGGAGGCAAGATTATGAAGTGGAGAGCATCACAATTAGGCAACCTAATGACCAACTCAAGGAGTAAGTCAGAGGTACTATCTGAGACTACTAAGTCAGAGATACGTAAGATAGCTAAGCAGGACTTCTATGGATACCACACAGAGATCAAGACTAAGCCAATGATGAAGGGTACTGACTGGGAGCAGAACGGCATTGACCTACTCAACTCAGTTAGGTTTGCTCTGTACACTAAGAACGAAGAGAGAGTATCTAATGAGTACATGACAGGGTGCTGTGACATC